AGCGTGGAGGCACTTGATGCTGAGATTGAAAAAATTGACACACGCTTTGATAAGCTTATCACAGAAACTGAGATTTATAAAGTTAAGCTAGAGCGTGAACTTGGTCGCGAAGTCAGGCGCCTTGAAAAGGAACTTGAAGAAACCAGAAAGGCAATACCAAAAGTGGTCTTTGAAGAAAAGACTGAAGATCCTCACACACTTGCAATAGCTAGCACAATGGCTGTCCTTGAGTGTGTGCTTATGCATATTTGTGAAAACGCGGCTGACGTTCGCCTCGCTTCTAGTGCTTTTCTCTTCCCCGCGGTAATTGAAAGAGTTGTAACAGGTTACGATGAAGCATACTTTATCAAGAAACTTCCAGCATCTGCAGAAGAGGTAATTAAACGGGGTCGTGAGTACGTAAACTGGGTGAGGTCGGAAGTAAGCACTCACATCACCGATCCTCAAGCATGGGATGAAACCATTAGTCTTATTTGTGACTGGTGGAAAAATGATGCTCTTCCTTTGCTTTATGGAAGCCGCGATGAACAGTGGGACATTGACGTTCCTCTATCTTTGACAGAAATGCTGAGTTGGCAAGATAACCCGGGAGATCGCCCGATTTACTTCAGTTCAGTGTTTGATGCTTATGAAATCTACCGTAAGCATAAGGATGAAGTCTATGAATCTTCAGGGGTCAAAGACTTCGATATCAAAATGTTCACCAAGCCTAACTGACATGAGACTCAACTTTGGCGACCGCGACATGCAAGAGGCAATGAAAACCGACCCCCTTCTGAGACACTTTGTTGATTATTCAAAACCTACCCGCTCATTGACCAAAGCAGACAAGGTCATCAACAAAGTAGGAGTAGGCATTGTTGAGTGCGTCAAAAATAGATATGACAAATACTTAGAAAACCCCACTCCTGCAAAAGCCAAAGATTACTGTCTGTGGCGTTTGCGCCTTCATCAGCGGCTAAATAATAACCGCGAGCAGCTTGAAGCTGTAAACGAAGCAAGAAAGCTCGGTCTTTATGATGAGAACCCCGGTCCTCTGTGCTTCGACTACGTGTTTGACTGAGGGGGTAAAACCAGTTTACGTGTGAAGGAAGTGAGCATGAACCCTCGTGCCGTCCAAATGTCAAAACTTGTAAAGTCTCTTCTGAGTTCTGCTGACTTAGCAAAGTACGGGAATGTGCTGGCCCCCACTTACCGCTCATGGCAAAACAACTCCATGCAGTACTATACTCAGCTTCAGCCCAACGGCTACGGAGTTGATCCTGGCAATCCCACAATGTTCGACTATGTCGTTCATTCTTTCGTGCCCAGTCAGGCTGCTGTGTCTGGCATTATCAGCACGACCGGTACGTTGGTAGCGGGGTCCGGATATCTCCCCGGTATATACAACATCCCCTTGACTGGCGGTGTCGGTAGTGGTGCCTACGGTCGAGCCATTGTTGATGGTACAGGCGTTGTGACCAGCTTCACTTTAATTGCCCCCGGCAGCAACTACGCTGTGGGGAATGTTTTGACAGGTGACATTCCCGACGGAACAGGTTGGAGCATTACGGTTTCCGCTGTAACGTCTACCCCCGCAGTTGCCGGGGGGAATCCCCGATGGGCTCAGGTGCCTCGCCGCTTCTACCAAAATCAAGTGGCTGCATTCGTTCCCCCAACTGCCAATCAGCGGGCTATCCAGTACAGCTTTATGTACCCCGTCAGCGACAACCTGACTGCTCCGCCCATCGACACCCTGTAGGGTTTACCTCGGGGAAACCACCCTATAATACTAACATGAAAACTCATCGTTCGTCCATGCGTAAGACTGAACTCGGCTATCCTGTTCTGAACTCCGAACTTCGCCGCAAGGTGTTTGGAAGTGAGGATGCCCCTCAAATGACCACAATGGCAGTCCGTCGTGCAAAAGGACTACTTAAACAGTTTGACATTCCAGTTCCAGTTGATTATCCTGAAGGTTTGTATGATGGCGCTTTGCCGTTGCCGGAACTTCGGGGTAACCTTTTAAGCGAGCACTATGAAGCAATAGCAGCTGACCAGGTTGGCCGCTACAAAGAGCTAGGCGATAATTTTGCAAAATGTGAGCTTCCTCCTCTTCCTCCTCCCAGCGAGTTTTGTTACGAGGCGGGTTGGAGGCGTTATGAACTTATTGATAACAAGTGGAAAATAGAAGAAGTTCCCTTTCCTCTTGAAGAAGCTTTTACGTTTGACACTGAAACTTATGTGCATGGCGGTGCTTTTCCAATTATTGGTACAGCGCTTAGTGAAAAAGCAGCGTATGTTTGGCTCGCCAAAGAACTTCTTGATCCGACACTTCCTGAAAAAGACTGGGATCAGTTTAAACTGATTCCTGTTGGAAGGGACCGGTTTATTCCAGGCCATAACGTATCTTATGACAGGGTCCGAGCTCGTGAAGGTTATTCTCTTGACAACACTCGTCCAGAAAACTTCTATTTTGACACACTCTCCGCTCATATTGGCGTGTCTGGTCTTGCTAGCGGTCAACGTTGGCTTTACGTTTTGGCAGGTAAAGATCCGGAAGTGCTCACAGATGCAGAAAAGCGTAGACTAAGGTATGCGCCAAAATGGCTAGACCAGGGTGCAACAAACTCGCTGGTTCAGTGTTATAACTTTCACGTAGCCGCAGTCAGGAAGTACTTTGGTGAAGACGTCACTGAGCTTGGAGCAAGTGACAAAGTGGTTCGTGACATCTTTGTGAAAGCCACGGACCTGTCTCAAATTAAAATCATGCTTCCTGAGGCGCTAGACTATGCTATCAAGGACGCGTTTTATACCGCTGAACTATTTCAAGCATTGTGGCCAAAATATCTTGATTCCACGCCGTCGCTTGTGGGTCTGGCTGGACACTACCATTTAAATGGTTCTATCATTCCTCTGACAAAAGACTGGCAAGAATGGATTGAAAACTGTGAACGAGTGTTCAAAGAACACACAGATGAAATGACCGAACTTTGTCGCAGCCTTGTTGCGTCTGCCTACGAAGAGTGGTCTGAAATTGGAGATTTGGAGAAGCGTGAAAAATGGGTGAAGTCCGATCCATGGCTCTCTCAGCTTGACTGGGAAGTAAAAAGCGCCAAAGGAAAATATGCTGGCGTGCCAAACTGGTATCGCCAGTTTATCAAAGATCCTGATGTTCAGATTGGCGTGAAAAGCAATCTGGCCCATCTGTTGCTGAAGCTGAAATGGGAAGGCTCGCCAATGCTGCTCACAGCCGACAAAGGCTGGTGCTTCCATGATGAGGATGGACGACTTCAACAAATCCCCCACCCAAAAGGCAATGGCGACAATGTCGGTGGTGTGCTCAGCAAAGAGTTTGTCGACCACATGCAGGTGGGACGCCTCAGCAGTGACCTTCCTGAGGCTCAGCGAGCGCTTCAAATTGCAAACGCAATTTCCTACTGGACGTCAGTGCGCAAGCGTGTGATGAGTCGTATTTTCTTTCAAACTAGCAATCCACACGGTGAAGATGCTTTGCTCTGCGTTCCAGACATTCTAGCTCACGGCACTGTGACACGGCGAACCGTGGAACCCTTGATGGTGACTATGTGCAAAACCAAAGATTGGCGCATTGGAACGGAGCTGAAAACCCGGGTCGTGGCTCCTGACGGTTGGAAAATTGTTGGTGCCGACTTTGATGGTCAAGAACTTCAAATTGCCTCGATTTACTCAGATAAATGGGAAGGCGGACACGTCGGCTGTTCACCTTTTGGGTTCAACGTGCTTAGCGGTTCAAAGGAAAACGGTACGGATCCTCACAGCGCACTTGCAAAAGTAGCGGGTGTGGACCGAGACACATCAAAAGGAATTGGTTTTGCGATTCTCTACGGTGCTGGATTGCGAACTGTGCAAGCCACAATCAAACGGAAATTTCCTGACAAGCCAGATGCTGAACTCAGGCGTTTTGCGACTCGAGCGCTCGAAGGCAAAAAAGGTGTGAAACGCGATGGTCTTTATGAAGGAGGAACTGATTCCGGTTGTTTCAACCTCATGGAGCAAATTTCGATGAAGATGCGAGTGCCGCAACTCCCATGTCTTGGCACCAAGATTTCCACAGCCATGCGCCCAGCTGCGGTGGGTGATGATTTTCACACCGGGCGTATCAACTGGACCATTCAAGCATCGGGCGCCGAAATTCTTTCGGTGATCCTCACAACCACACAATGGCTGGCAGATGAGTACAAAATCCCGTGCCGTTTCATCATCAGTATACATGATGAAATCTGGTACATGACGCCTGAAAAGTATGCCGAGCAGTTTGCCGTGCTATTTCAAATTGCACACTTGTACACATGGTCGCTGTTTCAATCAAGTGTAGGGATTCCCGATCTCCCACTTAGCCGGGCATTCTTCTCTGCTGTGGCCATTGATGACCGCATTCGAAAGTCACCCACAGAACGAACTGTGTCACCGTCAAACCCAAATGGTGACCAAGAGCGGCCCGGTTTAGAATACTCCATGCGAGAACTTTCTGAAATAGGGGCCATCAAAAAACTCACAACCCGCTATGAAGCAATCAAAAAAGGTTTAGTCTGATGTCAAGAAAATCACGAGTCGATTCCGCTTCTATCATTCCTTTTCGTGGAGCTAATGATGTGTACTTCCTAGTGATACCTTATGATAAGCGAGGAAAAGAAATTCTTTCATCTGTGAACTGCGCTTTTAACTCGGAGTATTACACTCCTGAAGGCGCTCTCGTATTATCAAAAGCATTATAATGCCTTTTCCACTTCCTCAGAACCCAGAGTTTAGGCGAGAAATCGTTTCTTTTTGGCTGGATGATGTTGAAGACCGCCTTGTGCCTGGAAATATTGAAGACGCCGAAGTTAGCTGGCGAATAGCAAACGCCATTTATCTCAAACTACCCCCTGGTGAGGGGCTGATGGAAACTGAAGCCCGCCTTTTCGCTCTGAGGGTAAAACTCAATCAGCAACATCCTAACTAAACTATGCGAACTCTGTCAGAAGATACGGTTCAAACCGCTGCCGTAACCAAAAAGTCCACTCCGGCACCCTTCCCCAAACTCGAGACGTTCTCCACCGCCATCTCCGACGGTCGCGAGATCACCATTCGAGAAATGACCGGTCGTGACCTGATTTATATGGAGAAAGAACTCTCCAAGGCAGGTGACATCGAGAAGGGTCTGCGAATCATTGAGCGACTAATCGTTGGTGATGACAAAATCACTTACGAAGAGATCCTGGACCTCGGCGTCAAAGACTTCCGCAAACTCAGTGATCTCGTTAGCAAAGCAAACGGAGACGACGAAGACCCAAACTGACTATTACTGACCTAGAAGATTTTTCTTACCTGGTGGAGTGGGGCGATGGGCTTGTACTCCACTTCAGGGAAATAACTCCAAAAGACTTCTATCTAGGTCAGATACTTCGTCAGCAAAAACGCTCCTTCATGGAATTAGTTATTAGGCTCTTATTGTCTCCTGAAGAGTGTCTGGATCAAATACCCGCCAGGAAGTTCAGCACAGTTGTCAAGTGGGTCACCGAAAACCTTTTGGAGGAGCGGTTGTTCACAGTTGAAAACTGGTTAAAGACAGCATTTCACCTCTGCAAAGAGCGGTGGGACAGTTCCATTGACTGGATGGAAAGTCAGCCTATAAGCAAAGTTCTGACCATGATATCAGTTACCAATGACTTTCATGAAAAACAAGCGGATGAGGCTAAGAAAGCGGCACGGAGAAAGAAATGATTAGTTTCGAAGTGAAAAAGCTTCCTTCCTTGAATCTCGGCTGGTGGAAACCCACTCAAAAAGAATGGGCTCCCATTCTACTCAAAGACCACGCGGTTCCTTGGCGCCAGGAATCAGATCCTACGACTGGTAGACCTTGGGCATCTCTTTCTCCGAGATACCGGGAGCAGAAACAAAAACGCTATCCAGGGCAACCTATTCTCAGGGCAACCGGTAAGATGCAAGACACTGCCAAGATCGTCCCCAAGGGTGGCGGTTTTGATGTCAAAACAACCAAGTACGGTCGCTACCATCAGTCAGGCACTGCCAAGATGCCTGCCAGACCGTGGATGGGTATTCCAGACCGCTCACTCAAGCATATCGTTCCGATAGCTTGGAAACACATTTTATCAAAGTCTAAGTAATCATGACACGAACCAAAAACTCCAAAGACCCCGTTGTAGGTGACTTGAAAGTAACACCCTCCCTTGAAAAAGTGGAAAGCTCTGTGACTGAAAAAATTTCTGGCTCCGAGCCAGTAAACCTTGAAACTCTGGCGCCTGCTGTGGAGCATTTTGAAGCTCCTTCTGCCGCTGAAAAAGAAGCCGTAGAAACGGATGTACGTAAAAAACTAGCTCGTAAAACAGACGACACAACAAACCCGTTCATTCCAACAAACCCCGCTCAAGTTGAAGCAGACGCTAAAAAGGTTGCAGAAGCCAATGGCTTTGAGCTTAACCGCGGCACCTCAGTTGGTGCTCGTTTAATGGCACGTTCACAAAACCGTATTGGGTGATGATTACAGTTCCCTTTCAGCCACAGTTTGATTGGCGGCGACTCGGTTATCTCTTCTACACGGACTCGCTTAAGTACAGAGACGTACTTGATGCAAACCCGCAGTGGAATGTAATGGAGTTGCCGCCACTGGGTGCTCAGATAGAAGTGCAACCAACAACTGATCCTGGTTCGGGGGGACTCTCTCAATCTTCGTTCGTGTTTGGTCTGACCGCCAACGACGAGGAAGACCTATTGTATCCATATAACTCTAGAAACGAATACATAGAAGCACTCGACCGCTACACCTTATATTCGGTTTTCTTTCAAGACTCACTTAACGGCTATTCAGCAGACAGTGACGCAGCGCTAACTGGTAAACAGACCGGGTAACAGTGTACTTCACATGCTCGTGTGGTATGATACATGTATGGAAAAAACTGTTTCTATAGTGCTGTCGCCGCACATAAAAAACCATCGAAAAGTCGCCCAGGCGCACTGGGGACTGACTGACGAGGAAATGAAAGGGATGCATGTGCACCATCACCCCGCAGTAAGCGAGGGAGGGAGGAATGTACCTGAACATCTGTACGTATGTTCCCCCAGTATGCACTCTCATGGATGGCATAATGGGGGATATTTTATACAACAAGCAACTGAAGCTGGAATAAAGTATGGTCGTGAAGGTGGAGAAATAGGAGGTAAATGCCCATGGTGGACAAAAAATGGGGAAGATGTCAGGTCATGGACAAGCCCCGGTGAAGGATGGGAAAAAGGTAGGGAGCTAATGAAAGAAGTGGGGTCGCTCCCGTACTGGAATAACGGAAAGGATAACAAAAGAAGCAAAAAATGCCCCGGGGAAGGCTGGACTCCCGGACTAGCCGAAGTATGGTGGACAAACGGAACTAATGACGTAAAGGCATCCGAATGCCCGGGTGAAGGATGGGAACGGGGGCGACCCAACTCTCAGCTAAATGCTCAGAAGTGGAGGTGTCTAAAAACAGGTAAAGTCAGTACCGCAGGACCGCTATCTGTATATCAGAAAAGTATGGGGATAGACACATCACTGAGGGTAAAAGTGGAATAAGTACATCCACTTCGGTGACCTATGCGGACTCAGCCCGGCCGCTAGATGTACCTGAAAAGAGGGTATACTGAGTTCAACATGGCTACATTTTCAATGAGTGGTAACACACCCGGCGCGCCCGGCGTGTACATCGAGGAACGGGCCGGTAATATTGCTTCGGCAGCAGTTGCCTCTTTCTCGACCGTGTACATGCTGGTTGAGGCGCCTGACTCTGCTCCTGTTACCGTTTTTCCCTTTAACACACCTATTCCCGTAACCAGCCTTGCTGACTACCGGGTTCTGGTTGGCGGCTCTGTTCCTACTGACCGCATTCCCCTTCTGAGCTACAACTGCGTCAACGAGTTCTTCCAGAACGCTCAGGTTGGTGACCTTCGCGTGGTTCGCGTGGGTACTCCTAACAGCATCGTGGAGATGGAGTTCTTCCCCTCCGGTGCAAAGAGCAGCTCCTCTGCCCTGCCTTCTTCACTGATGGCTGGCGACAAGGTGTACGTTCAAGTCATTCTCAATGGCAACCGTTTGGTGGCCGGCGACGGTTCAACCGGTTACACGGCCAGCGGCGAGTGGCTGGGTGTTCCTGTTATCATCCCCGTGAACTACGTAGCTGGTGACGAAGCCAACAACCGTAAGATCTCTGCCGCCATTGCGACTGCAGTTGCCGAGGCAATCGAGAGCAACCCCAGCATTCGCACTTCGGTGTATGTTCGCGACTTCGGTCTGGTGGTTGACGTTGACCCCACTTCCAACTCACAAAACTCTTACGTGTCGATCGCAGGTGCAACCTTCGACTCGCCCGTAACTGTGGTCACCAAGACCCAACCTGTGTCTGGCACATTCGCGTTTGCTCAGAACACATACGATGTGGCAAACATCAACGGTCTGCAAGCTGACGCCACTCGCGTTCCTCAAGACTACATCCAGTGCATCGAAACAGCATTTGACGGTCAGCAAGATCAGGGATACTTGATTACTCCTACCGCATATGCTCAGTTTGACGCTGCTGGTCGTTCCGCTGTGGGCGCCAAAGCTGCTGCTCATTGCGAAAGCAATAACTTCAAGTGGATGGCCCTGGCTGACCCCGGCCCCTTCCTTGTTACCGACCTTAATAAGTACGATAACTACGTCCCCCATCAGGCCGCTGCTGACCTGATTCAGGGTGTGAAGTATCTGGTTGACAACGCCATCTACGAGTGGACTGGTGATTCTGTTACCTACTCACGTCTTGACTATCAAGACCTGATTGGCGGTGCTGCACCAAAAGTAGCTGTTCAAGAGTCCACCAACTCCAACATCCCTCCCGATGTGAAGGTTGGCGCACTGGACCGTGGCGTTTACACTATTTACGCCCCTCTGTCCGCTGCTTCGTACGGCAAAGTCACTATTGACTCCAACGCCTACTGGCCCGTGGATCTGCAGATTCAAGAGGTTGTTCTGTCAGGTGCTGCTGGGTCCAACAACCCGTTCAATGCCCTCCAGGGCAATGTGTACGTTGTTGCTCCTCCTTACGACACCGAACTGACCAGCGACTACCCCATGAACGTGGTGTACCTGGCTTCCACTTCTTCGGCTGCCGTGTCCGTGTTCAACTACGTTGTTGCCCAAGGTGGCACTTCAAAGGTTGGAGCTGCGCTTCCTCCGGGTGCTCTGAACATTGCTCAGTCAACCTCAGGCGTTCAGTCGGCTACTATTAGCTACGCTGCCCCTGCTTACGACCAGTCTGTTACCATCAACGGTCAGACCTCGAACCTGTTCCAAAACATTCGGAACAATGCTCACGGTATCAACACGCAGCACTTCCCCGGAACTCTGCAGGATCCCACCAGCACCTTTACTCTGGGAATGTTCAACCGGACAATCCTGGACCCTTCGGCTAGCATCCTGGCAAGCACCAACCCTGCTTTCGCTCAAGTTGCTAACATCAACTGTGTTCAGCACGGTCTTGTAGATGGCATGAAGATCTTCTTCACAACTGCCATCCTGACTGCCTCTGGTTACTTCCTGTTCAAAGCTTCTTCCAAACAGGCTCTGAACCCCTACTACGTTAAAGTTGTTGACGGTAACAACTTCTTCCTTGCTGCAAGTACCACTAACTTTGCTGCTGGTTCTTACGTTAAAATCCCTGTGGCTGATCCCGTTGCTACTGCAACGCCTTCCATCGCCTACTCAACGGTGATGGCCAGTCTGGAAGGGGCCGTGTCTGGTAGCACAACTGAAGCTACTACTTTCCCGCTCATGCGCGGCCGGAAGTACGGTTTCAATAGCAGCAGCATTTACGACCAAGCTTCTAGTGCCGCTTCCGCACCTGTCGCTGACGTCAACAACCCTGACCTGTCTATCTTCCTCTCAAAGAGCGCAAGCGTCCTGGGTGAAGGCACCGTTGCTCCTGCCGGTGAAACTGTCGATGCTGGTTGGCTGCCTGAGCTTGAACTGCTCGAGCCTGCTCTGAGCAACGTTGCTCTGGCCAAGCTCTACAGCAACAACGGTTCTATTTCGTCTATCGCCCCTCAGTTTGTTACTCGTGACGCTGACGGCAAAGCGACTGCTATCGACCTTTCTACTGGACTTCTCCCTGGCTCACAAGGCTTCTGGAACGTCGAGGGCGAAGCCGTCATGTTCCTGCCTCCTACTTGGGTTGAGAACGCACTGGCCACTGGTTCCACAATGACTTGGGACTGGTACGTTGACGGTGTGCTTCAGGCCGGAACTACCGACCTTCAGGGTGTCATCCTTGGAACTGACTTCCCGGTTGCCGCTGGTGACCTGGTAACCGTTCAGTGGACCATCACTGACTCGCTGACTGCTACCATCAGTGGCACAACTCAAGCGACTCCCGCACTGGTTACCGAAGCTGCTCTGAATGCCGCCGGTTATAACCTGGCTGGTAACACTCAGGCCGTTGTAGGAAGCTACAGTGCTAACTGGGTTGTCGGACGCACCGTAAGGTTCACCGCCGCAACACTCAATGCTATTGTTGCTTCACCGACGCTGCCTTCTGCAGTTTCGACGCTTGTAAAGTCTTATTCAGGTTCAACCCTGTTTAACGCCGGGTCCAAGGCGAATGCTTCCTATCAGCTTCCTGCCTCTGTCAATGGAACGTACACTTCAGTTGACACTCAGTTTACTGTTGGTGCTTTAACGGTTATTAGCCGTGTTCAGTCCAATGGTCCTGTCGGTCCTCTGCAAGCCTACGCCCAGTGTGACTGGGACGGCGGTGCTACAACCAATACTGCTTGGAGCGTTGCTGTTGCTTCTATCAACGCAACTAACGCTGGTGCTCAGAACTTCTTCTGTGTTCCCACGGTCGAGCAAGAGTTCCAGACTGAGTCCTACCTGGTTCCCGCTCAGGGTCCTTTCCCAGGCGGAACTTATGACGGTGCCACTCTTGGCGTTCTGACAGTTAACCCCGGTTACGTTGCCCAGTCTGGCCTGGCTGTTGGTCTTGCACCAACTTCACAAGCTGCTCTGGCACCTCTTAACGGTGTTTACCTGAATGTTACCGTTGCTGGTAACGCACCTGACAGCACTACTCCCGTGGTTGTTGGCGACACCATTGTGGTCTACAACGACAACGGTGTTTACAGCTGGGTTGTGGTTAATGCTGGTGAGGACCTGACTGCTTACAGTCTGCCTCTGTACGGTTCACAGGTGACTCTCACCTACACCACTCAACAGACACCTCCTGTGGCACTGTGGCGCTTCGACGCTGTTACTTCTACTGAGATCATCGACCAGGCACTGCGTGGCGTTGGTTTCAATGGTGTTCCTCAGGCTGAGTTTATCGAAGCCGGTGTGGACAACGTTAACCGCCTCTATGAGGACAGTCAGCGTTACTTCAACCCCTTCGGTTTCATCGCCTACTACGGTTCCTACATTCTGAACGCTAGCGGCCAGTACATCCCTCCGACTCCTTACGTGACCGGTGTGGCTGTTCGTCGCTACCGTGCTGAAGGTTACCAGTTCCCGCCTGCTGGCGTCAAGTACCAGCTGGCTGATGCGGTGGGTGTTCAGATTCCCATCAACTCTGCTCAGCAGAACCTGCTCAACCCCGACGGTTGCAACGCCGTGCGCACTCTGCCTGGTTACCCCCAGACAGCCGTGTTCATCTGGGGTGGTCGCACTCGCGTGAACGCTGCCGACGCTCAACAGCGTCTGTACCAGTTCGTGAACACTCGTGTCATCATGAACGTTGTTTACGGTTCACTGCGTAACGCCTTCGACAGTCAGATCTTCAACGTGATCGACGGTTTCGGCGTGGTGTTCAACCAAATCGTGAGCGTGGGTAACAGTGTTCTGAACCAACTGTATGTCAAGGGTGCTCTGTTTGGTGCTCGCCCGTCTGATGCCTTCCAGGTTATCTGCGACGGTCGCATCAACACTCCCGACAACCTCGAGAACGGCATCGTGAACGCCAAGGTGTTCGTGACCCCCGTTCCGACACTCGAGCGCATCCAGATTGACCTCATTCGTGTGGCAATCGGCAACATGCAGAACGAACTGAACTCACAAGGACTGGGTCAGAATAACGGATGATGATTAAAGAGAGCCCAATGTACAAGGAACTGACATTACTACTTCCAGGCTCTCTTCTTCAAAAACTCGAACTGCAGGCGGCTGAGCAGGGTATTTCTTTGGATTTACTCTGCCTCCGCCTTCTTTCCGAACAAAACCAAGAAGAGACACTGACGGACCCCTACTTCTACGGGTCTCTGAGTTATAACCAAGTCAAAGAAGAAATTAGAAATGTAATGGAAAGCGACTTGCCGCGTGAAGAAGCAAGACGCCGAGTTAAAAACCTAGAGTTTCAGATTAGCAAGCGGTACATTCGATGAGTACGTCACCAGAAGTATTATCTCCCAGTGTCCGTGGGTTGAACTATCCCTTGAAGATTGTCAACGGCAATCTTGCCACTAACACTGACTACTCCCTGACGACGCAGCAGATACGCAGTGTACTTGAGACGCGGTACTTTGAAAGAGTCATGCGTGCCACGTATGGTACCGATGACTTTGTTCTCGAGATTTTAGATCCCAGCCAAGTTAACTCATCTATTCAGTATTCCATCAAGCAAAATGTGCCTGGTCTTACTTCTCTCAATGTGAGTGGAAGTTGGCAAAAAACTGGTGAAGATGGCCTGTATCTTGTGTACGTAGAGTACGGGGTCAACGGTGTCCCCCAACCTCCTCTCCAATTCGCTTTGGCAAACTGAGGGTAAAACTACATTACTAGGACAACACGACACAAGAGGTTTAATGGCTCAGAGATTTAAAACTGCTCCTGTGCCGTCTGGTGAGGTTGCTCGTTATACCAGCGATCCATATAATTTATCATCAATCTACATGTTTGGGAGTAGCTCTCCCTTTACAGGTAGCGGCAACACAATCGTGCGGCCTAATGATGATCTACTAATCAACAAGGGCGGTAACAGGGCACTTGTTGTTTATCAGCGTCTTTTGTATGACGAGCAAGTTCAAGCATGTTTTAGCAAACTGCTTCAAGAAGTAACCTCACGGCCTTGGTACGTGGAAGAATATTCTTCCAAACCTGGAGATCTTGCAGTTCGCGACTTTGTAGCAGAAGTTTTAGAGGAAATGCCCCTTGATGATATTTACAAGGGCATGTCTGAGTGCCTGATTACAGGTTTTTCAGTCGGCGAAGTAATGTGGAAGAAGACCAAGCGAGGTGTAATTCCGTTTGATATTCGGATGCGCGATCAACGTCGCTTCGTGTTCCAAGAGGACGAGAATGCCCCTGGAGGTTTCGTTCTTCGCTGCTTGACTTTCAACCGCATGTTCGAAGGTGTTGAAATCCCTAAGCGAAAGTTCATTGTCAACCGATACTACGTCAGTCACAACGGCGACCCCTACGGCTCAGCAATGGGTCGCATTCTGTACCCGCTGGTTAAGTTCCGCCGCCGTGCGATTGAGTCGTACGTTCTCTACGGCGACCGGTACGCAACACCAACTGCAGTTGCCATGGCGCCCCTGAGTGCCTCGACTGCTGAACTCGACACTCTGTACGACCACCTTTCTAACCTAAGTCAGGAGACCGCCATGGTACTGCCTGAAGGATACGAACTCAGTTTCGTGTCGCCCACAGGTTCGCCGGACGTGTTCAAGAACTTGATTGACTACGTTGACAAAGAAATAAGCGTTCTGATTTGCGGGGAGAATGAGGCAGGGCAGGCAGAGGCGGGGTCACGGGCATCGTCTCAAGTGGCGAACGTCGTGCGAGTCGTTAAAGCAGCCGAACTCTCTGAGATGGTGTCTCAGGCATTGTCTCAGTCGCTCATTCGCTGGATCGTTGACCTCAACTTCGGTACCGACGTTGCCGCACCGACACTCACCCGTGAGTTCCGCATTGAAGAGTCACCTCTGACGATGCCTGACGTCTCACTGCTCATTCAGTCGGGCTACACACCTAAAAAAGAGTGGATTGAGCGCCACTTCCGTGTGGAACTGCAGGACGCCACCGACTTCGAAACCAACAAAGAAGGCGAGACTGAGGCGCGCACTATGTATGATCCAGAGTCTGACATGGACCTTTATAACTCCATCTTCGGTGCTGACGACACGGCACTGGGCGAGGAAGGTGTTCCTGGCAACGACGAGCAACAACCAGTCGAGGACCTCGACACTGGCGAAGAGGTGGGGTTGGGAGAAGCACCCGACCTTGATGGTGATGGCGTTCCCGACGACCAGCAGAGGCCCTTTGGTGATGAAGAAGTTACCGAGGATGAGGCTACTGATGAAGCCCTCAAAGAAGGGTAAAACCAACCAAGAGATCACGCATTAACACAGTGTTCACGAAAAAGATTCACGTCTTCAAAGCGGGAGACCAAACTTCTGCCCAAGGAGTACAGAGAACTTTCTCGCCGAAAGATCTCCAACAGGTGGTTGATACTTACGACCCCACCGTACACGAAGCACCTTTAGTAATTGGCCACCAGGGCGATAACGATAGTGTACCTTCTTACGGATGGATCAAAGGTTTTTCCCGCCAGGGAGACAATCTTTATGCGGACGTAGAGTTCACCGACACAGCGAAGGACCTTGTGAAAGACGGGCACTACCGAAAGGTGTCCATCTCTTTCTACTCTCCGGACAGTCAAATCAACCCCAACCCTGGAAAGTGGTCGGCACGTCACCTTGCTTTGCTTGGTGCTGCGCCCCCTGCTGTCAAGGGTCTGGAACCCTTTTCCTTCTCGGAAAAGGACGGCGTCTTTGACTATGCCGCCACAACTCTGAGTCCTGAGGACATCTTCGACGAGGAACTTGGACCCACACTCATCGTGGAAAAGAGTCCCATTGAGATGCTCAAGGAGAAACTTGAGGCAGTTCGAAACGACATGAACGCCGCTGTGGCTGACCTTCAGGAAAGCAACGGAGACCAACAGGAAACAGAAGTCGAGGAAGCGGATGGTTCTGCCACTACGGAACTCAGCCAAGACCAAGACGAGAACCAACTTGATGAAGACGCTAGTGCTGAAAACCCTAGCTCACAATACTCAGAACACGAAATAGCTCAGCAGACGGCTGACCTTGAAGACAATCTCCCAGAGGATTCATTTATGGAAGACGGAAAAATCAGCCGTAAGCAAGCCAAAGGCGCTCACGGCCAAGTTATGCAAGTTGTAGAGAACGTCTACAAAGAAAAAGTGAAAGCCAAAATGGCCGAGCTTAGCAGCGACATGGATGAACAGCACGGCGAAATGCCGGAAGCTTTCAAAAAGAATGCTGAGAAAATGAAGGCCAAGGCCAAAGCCAAAGGTGGTGAAGAGGAAGATGGCGAAAAAATGTCCGGTTCTGACATCGGCAAGTCTTTCGCCAAGGGCAAAAACCCCTTTGCTGACCACGCTGAAGACGAAGAAGGTCGCTATGAGACCGCTCGCAACAGCGACGACAGCTACGGCACACGCATGAAAGTTGGCAAAGGCGGCGATGCCGACCGTATGAGCACAGCCAAAAGCGGCGCTCAAGATGCTGACCGTATGCACACCGCCAAGAACGGTGAGTTGGACGCCGACCGCAAGAAAACCGCCAAGTCGGATGAAGATGGCGACCGGTTTGCTGGTGAGGAAGAGGCAGAGGACCGCATCAACAACATGGACCAGTATGACACTGACGAGTCCAGCTACGGTGTGAACAAGCCGAAAACTGCTTCTGGTGCCAACCCCGCTGGCCGTGAGGACTCAGACACCAAGGTGCCCACTGAGACCGAGGAAACCCCTGATGACACCGTGTTTGCGGTTGGCATGACTAACGTCATGAGTGACAAGAATATGCGTGTTCTGCGTCAGACTTCTAGCCAAGGTCGTGCTGCTGTGAAGGGTGGTTCCATCGACCATGGTGAGCCTGAGCCCGCTGAAGTTACCTCGGACCTGGGTGTTACTGCCCATGCTGAAGAAAAAGGTAAGAAAAAGCAGTTGAGCGGTGACTTCGAAGGTGGTGACAATGAAACCGTCGGTCCCAGCGGTGCTTATTCTGAGCGTGGCGAGAAGAAATCTTCCGAGAAGCAACTGAGCGGTCAGTTCGACAAAGTTGACGAAGCTGACCAAACCGTGGGTCCTGACGGTGCTTATGCCGAGGGTGGCAAGAAAGGTGACAAGAAAAACCTTAGTGGTGACTTCGAAGGCGGTCCTAATGAAACCGTCGACAAAATGGGCGGTGCGTACGCCGAGAAGAAAAGTCCTTATACCAAAACCGGCTTCGGTTCTACTTATGAGGAAGAAGGTGAAGAAGTCGATGAGGATGACTTCAACGAAACTGACGACTTCTGCGGCATGGAGTACGGCATGGGTTCAATGGGTCAGTCACGCCCCATGAACATGGGCCATGACATGGCCGCCATGTTTGAAGAGCTGAAAGCGCTGAAGGAAGAGAACGGACGCATCAAGCGTGAGTATCAAGAGAGCAAGATGAATGCTCGTAAAGAGAAAATCGCTCAGTTCGTAGACTCTCTCTACAGCGAAGGCAAGATCGTGGATGGCATCATGCCTCAACATGAGCTGCAGTCTTACTGCGAAGGTCTTGAGTTCGGTACTCTGGAGTTTAGCGAAGGAGAGACCCCTGCCACCAAGCTGCTGGGTCTGCTCAACAACCTGCCTCCGATGGTCACCTACGGTGAGATGGTTCCTGGCGGCAGCTTCCAGTACTCCGAAGAGGACCTGGACCCCCACGCCAAAGCGCTGCGCCTTGTTGAGACCGAGGGTCTTGACTACGTGGAAGCTCTCAAGCGTTCGATGTATAGCTGAGTGTTATGGACCTGCTCTCAGCAATCGGAATGGTAACAAAACGCCGACCCGATTACTACGGGCAGGCTGAAACCCTGGCCAAGAAAACTGGTTCACAGGAGGCCCTTGAAGAGCGGATGACCAAGGAGTCAAAAGCTCTGGTCAAGGGCCTCCGTGACAAACAGCTCAAATGGAGCGAGTACGAAAGGTCGCTCATGGACAAAACCTTGGTCTCAGCGTTGGCCGCAGTTTTTCTTGGTGCCGGAGATTCAAACCCCAGAGCCAAAATGGAAAAAGCGTGGCCGACAATAGTCGGTGATATGATGCCGCCATTGGTAAAGTTTCTTGACGAGACCAAAGCATCTATAGACAACGGCACAATACTCATCGGGGATCAAACCGAAGATTTTCGTGAAGGAGTAGGAAGCTGGCTTGGTCTGGTTACACGAGTAGTTCGCTACATTGCAAACCCAAGTTACTCGTTCTTTGACTTAGGGAAATACTACGTTAGAGAAGAACAAGGTTACAAAGAGATGCGCCGTATTGACAGGCACGACTCAAAGGTATGCCCAGACTGCCGGGGTTACGCTGAGCAAGACTGGCAACCTCTTGGCACTCTTCCAATGCCTGGCAGAGAGTGTCAGTGTTACGATCGCTGTCGTTGCCGCGTTGAGTACCGCTGACGGGTAAAATCAATCACACTAAACTAGGTTTCAAAACTAGTCCTAGAGTAAACAAACTTGAAGTCCTCTATACAAGGAAAAGACTATGGCTACTAATGCTGCCCCTATTTACGGCAAACAGTACATCCGCTACGCGGAAACCTGGGAAGCCGCTGTTGACGCTGAAGCTGGTTCACCCCTGGCTACTGCCGCTGGTACAAACATCGGCGTAGTTGAAGTAGGTGAGCTGTGTGTTGTTAGCTACCTGGTTTCTGCCGGTCCTAACGTTGCCGCTGCCCCTAACGCTTTCGCAGCTGTCCCCACCACCATCGCTGGTGTGAACCAGGCTTACATGCCTACCGCTCTGGCTCAGCCTTACACCGCTCGTCAGCTGACTGTGGCTACCAGCGGTCTGCTGTTGATCGAAGTTGCTCCCGCCTCTGCTGCCATCACCCTGAACACCCCTCTGCAGGTCAACCTGCTGGGTCAGGCCGTTGCCGCCGGTAACGCTGTCACAATCGATGGTACCACCCCTCTGATTCGTGAAGCCATTAACATTGGCGGTCGTAAGCTCGTTCTTGTAACGTTTGCCTGATAATTAACCTCTGGCTGGGCATCCTCTGGTGTAAGCCCCAGCCCTGGTTGCAACCATTTGAAGACAAGATTTAATTTCGGAGACTCCCTCCCATGATGAACCTCTCGCAAACCTATGCGGGTGTAGATCCTATTCTGACTACACTGGCACAAGGTTTCATGCTGCCGGCGACCAATATCGCCAACTTTATTGCTCCTGTTGTTGACACCCCGACTCGTGCTGGCCGCATTTTGCGCTTCGGCAAAGAGCAGTTCGCCATCAACGACTTCCGTCGTGCGTATGGCACCAATATCCCTTACGTCCAGTCACGTTATGACTCGGAGCCTTATGCTCTGGAGCAGGAAGTTGTGGCTTGGGAACTGCCCGAAGAAGTCATCGAGAACGCCGGTGAAGGCCCCGCTCAGGTAGACCTGCGTGCGATTGAAACTCGCAACGCCATGAGCCGCCTGATGAACGCCTATGAGTACACCGTTTCTCAGGCTGTCACTGTTAGCTCCACCTACAACCCTTACGAGCCCGCTGGTGCCGCCGGTTCACAAACCGGTCTGGGCTTCACTAGCTGGACAACTTTTAACACTTCTTACACAACTGCTTCCGGTCCTTCGGCCTGGTCTTCGCTGACCTCAAACCCGATCGAAGACGTACTGACCCTGAAGCGCTCGGTCGCCAACCAGATCGGTATCCGCCCCAACTCAATGGTTGTTGGAACCGCCGTGTTCGACCAACTGCTGACCAACCAGGCGATCCTTGAGCGTATCAAGTACACCACCGCCGACAGCATTGACACCGACATGCTGGCCCGTTACTTCGGTCTCGAGCGCGGTCTGCGTGTGGCTGAGGGTCGTTATCTGGCCACCGACGGTAGCCTGCAGCCTGTGTTCCCTGAGAACGGAATCCTGCTGTTCTACAGCCCCAACGGTCCTTCTGACTCCGTTATGCCTGCTGGTGGCGCTAATGCTGCTACTCCTGCTTTCGCTTACACCTACCAGCTGACCGGCACCCCTGCCGTTCGTCCTGAGTACTACATCCGTGAGCGTCGCGTTGTCCGCGCTGAGATCACTGTTGAGCGTGTAGTTAACCTGGTGGGTCTTGGTGCCACAGGTCTTATCGGTTCAGGCGCTATGATTACCGACATTCTGTCCTGATTTAGGACACTAAGGAGGTGTTATCATGGCTATTCTTCGCCCAATTACAAAAGCGCAGTATGAAGTTTCCTTCACTGCGGTAGGTGGACCGACTTTCACTTCGGTGTTCACCAAGTTTAGTGGAGTCAAGGACTCTGCAGATAGCAACACCTACGCTAACGGCACAGGCAACCGTCTGTACCACGTTGTGGGACCCCGCACAGCTGACAACGTCACACTGAGCGCCCCCTACGACCCGACCATCTTCAAGTCACTGGAGCAGTTCTGGCTGACTTACAACTGTAACCCGATCACGGTTACCGTAACCCCTCGCGACTGCACCGGCAACGGTGACGCTGCTGGTGGCGGTCAATACGTCATGTATGAGTGCCAATTCACATCAATCACCACCGGTGAAGTCGATCGCGAGTCTGGTGACGTACAGGAAATCGAAATCGAATTGACAGTAAATTATTGGGACCGCACCTGATTTTTCAGGTACTGGAACTCAGATTAGGACCCCGGCGAAAGTCGGGGTCTTTTTGCATCTAGGGTAAAACCTCTTCAAGAAAGCAATCCGCAAGGGATTCATGGCAAAGACGACGTTTAGTTCTGGAGTCATCGTCACTTCACAGTGGTTAAACGGGGCGCAGCAAATATACTTTGACGGTCAAGATTTAGACTGGCACTATCAGCCCCTTGGCGTAAACTCCCTCATCATTTCTGGCCCCAATGGCCTGGACACCGAGTTTATTACTCTTGGAACTTCTCAACCAACTTTAGACTCCACGGGTCAGTACGTCGGCGGTTACCCAATTTCGGGTTCTAAGGTTGTGGTTGGTGCGTGGGAATTCGGATATGACTCATCGGTTCCGTCCAATCCTCCAAACGACTTTAGGACTAGCCCTAAGAGCTACACTACTAACGACAAATACGAGAACGCCAACTATATCCCTACACCTACAATTCCGCAGAAATTCTCTGCTTTAGACCCGTCAGACCTTGTTACTAAGCAAATTGTTGCAGATCAAATAGAAGAACTCTTAGAGACTTTAGAAATCGACAACGGTATTTACTATTCTGCTGCTAATCCCACTTGTAATAACTATGCCGCCCCCGGTGGGTCGGACGTTATTTGTCCTTCCTGATTAAGGTAAACCCGTGCCAAGATACGCCCCCTTACCGCCAATTAGTATCGACCCTCGCAACGAGGCACAACTCGTTCAAGAAGCGTCGCAGAAAGTTTACGAAGCATCAAATCAAACTCTCAACGACTTCAGCGCGGGCAACCCTCTTGCAGTTTTACTGGAAGGTCAAGCGTTCGCCCAGGGTGAGTTCCTATACTGGGCAAACCAACTCCCTCAAGCAGTTCTCATAGACTGGTTGGGTCCCTTCCTTGGCGCCATGAGGCGCCTGGGCACACCAGCAACTGCTCGTCTTCTAGTTACCGTTCCCTCGTCAAATGAGGTGACGATTATTCCGATTGGTTCCTCATTTGTAACTGACCCTAACCTGACAGGTGGTGAGGCATTCACCTTCGTGTCCTCCGAAGAGGTTCGTATTCCCCCTGGTGAGAGCACTGCCTTCGTGTCAGTTGCCTCACAATACGTTGGCGCCATCTATAACTGCCCCTCAGACTCCATCACTGTTTCCTCGGCGATCAACGTTACCGGACTCACAGTTACCAACCCGCAACCCGCAGTCGGTGGCAGCGACGTTGAGACCTACCAGGAAGTTCAGGAAAGGTTCTTCACTCTCATTCGCCGTCGCAACCCTGTCAGCGAGGAAGACTGGCAGAACTTCTTCATCGACCTCTACGGTGTCGGCACTCTGACTTCAGTTCAACCAAACCGACCCAATCAAGGCAGTTACAACTACCTGACGGACTACCTGATGCCAAACGGGCAGGCATCCTTCTTCGTCCTGGGGCCCAACGGCACTGAACTCACCAGGGACCAACTGCAGCGGGGTCAGAATGTCGTCAACTTCTCGACACCCATCGGTCTGGAGGCACATCTGTACCCCTTGACACTCAGTCAGGTTCAGTACAACCTGACACTCGAGATAGATGCCAACGGGTCATACGGGTCCAACCTTCGTCAGAGTTCGCTCAACTTTCGCGACCGCATCTTTGACGTTCTGACTCCGGGCAACGTTTTCCCTGCAGACTTGAACCCGACTGTCAGCGACGTTGACGCAGCATTCTACAACACTTTCGAGGACTCTTCGCGATTCAAAGACCCGCACATTGAGTCCTCAATAGCATACAACACTCCTCCACTTCTTGAACCCTCTTCGGCAACTTACACTCAAGTCTACGACTTCACTACGTACGAGTATTTGTTGAATGCTAACGACCTTGTAAGTCTGTCCTTCCCCGTTCCTTCATTCTTCCCTGTTCTCTCCTCGTTCACCCCCGTGTCGGGAGAGAAACCACAGCAGGTTGTCTACAACAACCTTGTGATGAAACAAATACAAAATCTGGCACCTGGCACTTTCTATCAGGGCGACGTTGTGTACTGGGATAGTGCCTACGGGGGTGATGATGAACTTCACATCATCTTGACTAACATAGTCATTGAAAGTCAGTCACAGATACCACTGTTTATTACTCAGGGTCGTATTTCAACAGCCACATTTTATTCCCCTTGGACAGTAGGAAACAGTTATATTTCCACGGTTTCTGGCGTTTTTAACCCTGAAATTGTGCTGTACGACTACGCTGTAGATGAGTTTATTCCCGATCCAACTTCTTTAATTCCTTTAAGTAAGCGTCCGGGCGCCCTAGTATGGGAGGTGGCACAAAACTTTACTCTTGGTACTTCAACAAACACTCTCACAGGTGCTCAGAGTGCGGGTCTCATAGGTGGTTCTGTCACTCCACTCGAACTCCAGGTCGGCCAAACTTACACAAATGGGACTTGGGTTTACACACCTCAGGTTGGGTCTGGACCTAATCCAGTCGCCGACCCCTACTACAACTACGTTGACCTCAGCAAAGGCGTTGTTAATAAGTACGCGTATGTTGTAACTTCCTTTACTTATCAGCCAAATAATTTAACGGTTAGTACCTATTTTGATGAGTTAGTCACCCAAGGTATTTTAAAGGAAATAGTGGTCAAAAGTGGTGACGAAGGTTTGCCCATTTTCAAATATAAGCCCCGTTTTAGCGTTACTTCGTATCTTGAGTACCGAGAAACTTCAATTTCTGTTCCTCAGTACTATATCGCGGCAACTTATTTTACTCCCGACAGTACAGACGTACAAAGTCTTATTGACTCCGGTGTGGTGTTCCCCTTAGCACCGCTACCGGCACAAAAAGCTTTATTAGCTTCTCAAATTGCGGCGAGGACCATTAAGTCTCCATACAGAATGTTTACATTTTTCAAAGGGGACCGAACTTTCTTCCGGCAGGGTTCTAAAGTCATTTCTTACACTGCTACTTCCAGCGTATCTCCTCTGTTTGAGTTTTACATTTATCTGCAAAATGGAACTTTTACAGAGACCCAAGAATACCTTCCGGGTCAGTTTGAGTACCAACAGTACATCCCATTCTTCAGCCCCCTGTATCTTCAAAATGCTGAGGATACCATTTTGGCTGAGGATGGAAAAAATATGTACCGGGTGATGCGTGCTTTCACACCAAACGTAACAGTTACTGACTGGACAAACACAACCGTGGTAAATACCGCGCGTATCCAAGAATTTGCCGGCAACCTTCTTCGGTACGTCAATGCTTATTCGTGCGAGCAAGATATTCTTTCTCAAATGGGCAAGGACATTTCTGCTGTTAAACTTGGAATTGCTCAAATTACGCTAATTCCAAAAGACTCCGGCCGCTATTCCAATTCATTCCCCCAAGTGGTTTTTGTTTGGGAAAACACTGAGACTCTGACCGAAGTTCCTCAGTTATCATACTATTCGGGAACTACGTACACGTTTACTCCACCTAATTACAGGCTAGGAACCCTGAACCTCTGATGTCTCAGCAGCAAACTCCCATTGACGGCGGAATCGTACAGATTCAAACGGCAGTAACCAGTCCGAGGGTTAATGCTCTGTCTAAACAGTACATTGCACTGAAAGGACTGGAGTCAAGACCGACTGAGTGGGTTCCTGGCGGTAGACCAATTTATAACCGTTTGCCTGCCGCTGGGGAAGCGTACCGAAAAAACTTTTTTGACTCAATAGCAGTTCCAAATACAGCCGTAGGAGTAGAATACGAAGAACTAGGGTATGTCTACATACCTTATGGGGAAGGGATATTCGGCTCCTCCTCAATGGAGGTAGTTGCCTCAAACGACTTCAGAGACGTTGTCATAAAAGGGGGCAACATAACGTGGAAATACGGCACAACTTCTGTCATACCTGCCGTTCTTAACTTAGAAGAGTTAGGAATGAATGCAGGAACCTACCTCTTTGCCTATCAGTTGCTATACGACGACAACCCTTTTGAAGCACTTTACACGGTGACAGACTACGCACTCACGGGCGAGTCCCTTGTCATTGAAAGTTCCACTGACACTTTGTCTGGTTGGCGAGACCCTGGCGTCAATGCCTTCCTTAACACTGACACCTTGTTCTGGAAAAACTACGACAGTTACTTTCCTTCTTATCTTCAACCTACTCAAGCATACCTGTCTTGGCAGAGTGAGTTACCGAGTGCCTACTCCGAGATACTTCTTCGTTGCCCCGCCAACACTGCGGTCACCGGTGAGGCATCCCTTTACTACTATAACGACCTTACAACTCTGTGGGAGTTGGTAACTTCCGCCCCTGTGGAGAAAGACTCGGCAGGGCAGTACTTTCGCCTGTTTGCCTTTGACCCGTCCTTTCAGAGTCGTTGGAAGGTCGTGTGGACCGACACCAAGGTGTCCATTCAGAGCATTCAAGTTTCCGGGACCATAACCAAACTCAAGAGACCTGCCGGACCGAGACCTCGTGCCAGTCTGGTGGCGTACCCTGAGAACCTGGTGCCAGAGGTGACACTGGACGCAAACGGTGTGGAAGTTCGCCCCGTTTACTGCAACTTGGCGTTCGTGTCCGTGGGTTCTGGTTTTACCGTTGAGGACATCCGTGACGTTAGAAACATCACGCACAGGGACTTCACACCTATCTCTGACTGGTTGACTCTGCCTTGGGACCAAAATCTTCTGGGATTGCACGAGCAGGTCAAGGGATACCCAGAGTTATGGTTGTCGCCTGTCACTGCCATGAAGCAAGAGTACGCAACCTTGCCGTCTTACGATATTATCTTGAGTACTTCTAACACCCTGGAACAGTGATATGACAACACAACGACCAATTTTCAACCCCCGTCAGTGGGAACTTCGCCAGTACACCAACCCTTACCTGTCCCCCGAACAGAAGTCCAAAGTAACTGAAGTAGAGGGCAGAGTAGAAGGGCAGTTGAACTGGGTGGCGCAAGCACTCGGGTGGAACGGACCCAACTACTGGGGCAACTTGCCGGACACAGTCGACCAGAAGAGGCAGGTCCTCGGTGGGACTTTTGGTGTCTACAACTCGTTCATCGTTGCTGACGTGTACGAAGTACGCAACTGGAACAACACCATCGTCATTGAACCCGTTGAGAACCTTGAAGCAGGTTCAGAGGTCTTCATCGGTCTTGACTCTTTCATCATACAGTCATTGACTCTTGAAGATGGCAGGTACGTTCTGGGTTTCAGTGAGCTAACTGAGGACTTCATCTCGAACCTCAACAGCAACTTGCCCCTACGACTCAGTGTGGAAAAGTCGCGTCCAGCGCCTTTCTACCGACCTAAAGTTGGAACAGCAGGCGACACTTCCTTTCTTGTAAAAGCAGTCGGCAGCACACTGGAACTCTACCCTGCTTACGACACCGGACTCACCCTGCCTTACAAGTTTGACAATCTGATTGCGGGGTCAACTTACTACTTCAACCAAAGTGTTTTTCTGTCGTACAGCACTACGTTCTCCGAGGATGTGCCTTCCTTCTACGACTCGGACAAGAAACTTTGGTACTTGACTGTCCCGGAAGCACTGAGTGTCACACAGACAGACCCGACTGCGTTTCTTGTCTGGAACTACTCCGACCCGGCTGTTCAAACGAACGTTGTTAAGCAAGTCACCGTCAGACAGTGGCACGACCCGTCGGACTGGATAACCCCGAGTGTCTTAAAGAACTTCACGGGTGCGTGGGGCAACAAAGGAGGGGCACTTCCTTTCAACCTTCTCTTTGACAGTCTGGGAGTTCACGGGTATTCCGAGAGAGACTCCCTATACCTTGGGGAGGTTAACCGAAGTATTGACTTCAACCAACTTTTAAGTTTTGTGTACGCAGAAAGAGCTTCTGTAAGCGTACTGCCTCCCTCGGCCCCTAAAGAGGGAGACCTTTGGTGGAACAGTGAGACAGGTGCTTTGGCAGTTTGGTACGACTACCTTGGGGACTGTTCTTCTTGGGTGGAAGTGACGTACAGAGAGCAGCCTGTTGTCCCTACAACTATTCCTTTAACATTCCCGGATGTTGCTGCTTTTCAAGCAGCGGCACCGACCGTACTTAGCAACACCGTTGTTAAGGTTCTTGACTCCTCTGGACTTTCCGTATCAGATGGAATCATCGGACTTCAAGGAACTCTGACCGGTAGCGGTTCCATAACCTTGTACAAGCAAGCTACCTCGGTGTACTGGGTGCCGATGGAGTTTATGTACCCTGATGAAAACTCATTTGATGCGGATGCTCTATTTTTGCCTTACAAAATCCCTGTAACCGTAATCGACGGATCTGGCATTTCTCCCAGTGTTTCGGTCAAAGCTAGTACTACTGCAGGTAGTCCAAATATTGTTTTAAGATCACAAAACCGAAAAATCTCCCCGGGCATGACTGTTTCAGGGGTCAACGTGCCGGTCGGTACTACAGTGGTGTCTGTTGATGCTATAACGATCACCTTAAGTAATAACTTGACAACCTCTGGAACAAATGAAGTTCTCAGATTTTATACAAATGGGCTCAATTACGATGTTACAAACCTGAGCGTCTCCATAACACAAAATGTCACAGCGGTTCTTTTAAAGCTTTACACAAATACCAGTTGGGTCATTGAACCTGATTCAGTGCTAAAGTACATTGCCAACACTTCACTTTATGGTTCTCCCCTTCAGGGCGAGTTGTGGTGGGACTATTCAAATCCAGACGATCAAACTCGTGCGGCTGCTATTTACACGGGGAGTTCTTGGATTGCTGTTAATTATCACCCTCAAGGTTCCGTACCGCCAGGCGCTTTAGACTATTCAACCCTCTTTGTGTACTGCGACGGTGTTCTTTTGAACAGCGGCGTCGCGTATTCAACAAGCGACTATGAGTTTATTTATACAGTAAATTCTGCAACGGGTCAATTTGACTTTTCTTACTCACCTTTGAGCCCCAAAGGAAAACTGCGTCTGCCTTCCATTACTATTTCTGATATTTTAACAACTGCTTACACTCAAGACATTTCCGATCTGGTTTTTAGTGGGATTCAGTATTATTTTTCACCCAATGTTTATAACTGTGAGACTCCACTGCGGGTATGGAAAACAAAAGATCTACAAGTTGTTGATAACCTCAGCGACCTGGAGCTAGATACTTTTGCTAATCCTCTTCGTGCTGACACCAACACAGGACCTGGACCTGAAAACTGGCAGCGGTTCTTTTTGCGCCTTCCGCCGGAGTACTCGCGCAATGAAACCAATTGGCAAAAGACCAACCTCATTTGTCAAGACTTTGCATATTGGGGATCTAGTATACTTGCTGAGTTAATGCAGTGCCCCCCAGAATTGCAAGAACCGGAAGTGTACGAAGAACTATTCTTGTATGAAGACGACGTTAATATCGACCGATACGTGTACTCGGAACCATATCTTTACTCTAACGTTGGATTTTTCAACTACACTCAAGTTGGTGAGTACACTAACTCCGGGGTTTTCCCAGTGTTTGAGTTTGCATTTGACGAGTTCACTGAAGGCAACCTTGTTGACTATGACCCTCTTCACTGCCGTCAAGCGGATACGACGTCACCTGTGGGCGCCGGGTTTGGAGATTGGGAAGGAATATACCTCACTACTCAGACATGTCGAACAGTAACCGGTTTCTTAAGTAACGACTTAGAAACCGGTATAGTAGAGGAATTGCCTCCCCCGGTGTGGGACGCAAGTGTGTACAAGTTTCCTCCTACTTGTGATACCAACCCGGATACCTACACTGCTGATGCAAACAACTACAAGGTATGTTACGCCTACTTTTCAGCGGACCTTAGCGCGGCTGAGGACGGTTTTTTCGATGTTCAACAAGAAGCAGCGTGGCGCTATCCTGTTACACAACCAAAAACCGGGTACCTTCTTCCCGGGTAAAACCCTATTAGTTGAAACCCACCCGTGACACAAAGACGCAAAGGAACGCCTTTTAGTGAGCCTCTTACAAAACTGACGGAAAAAGTGGAACTACCACAGGAAGCTCTCGAAGAAACTAAGACACCATTTGAAGAAGAGCCGCTCATTAAAAAAACTCCCGAACTAAAACTGGAACCCAAACCAATGTACGTTCGCCCAACAACTCCGGTTCCTCCTCGTGAAACCAGCAAACACCCTCGTAACACACTTCGTTACACACGATGAGCATCAAACCCCCGAACTTAACGAGTATCGGTATTGTTAAAGACTTGGCCGCTGCTCTTAATGCCAGTGAGGCAAACTCCAAGTTTGCGGGTTTGCCGAAAGGTTCCCTCAGAGGAACCGTTGTAGACGTCAATGACCCCGAAGAAAGGGGTCGAGTCAAAGTCATTTTCGATGACATGAACCCCAGCATTCCTCAAGTCACAGGAGCGGGTGAGTGGTCAGAAGAGCGCAAGGGCGAGAAGCCCGACGCCTCGCACTGGATAGACACTTCACCTGCGTTTAAGGGAAAACAACCCCCCGGTCTTGTTGGAAAGCGAGTCAATATCAATGCTTCGAACGGGCAGTATCAGTATGCTATTCTTCAGGATGTTCTGCACGACCCAGAACTCTTAGCAACCAACGCCAAGGACAAACCTGAGATGCCCAACAACTCCTCGATGACTCGACTTCCGTGTTATCCAAGTGGTTCACTTCCCCCTGCTACTCAAGAAAACCACGGATGCATGGTAGTTGAGTCTGGCGGACCTCTACAGTCTGACTGGCTGTGCGTTTGTCTTCAGAGGAATGGGTCGTTCTTCTGGGTGAGGCACATCGATGCTTCCCATGGGCACGCAGGACAAAATGACAGCACCGAAAGACCAGATGGAAGTGGAGACGGGCAGGCGCCTATTAACAACGCTGCCACCTGGGACTACACCTTCCCAACCACCGCAGGACCTATGGAGAAATACTCTTCTTACGGCACAGACCCCCGTCCCAACCCGTTTGGCGGTGAGGCAACTCACCTGGGAGGTGCGTCATGAGTGGGTACCCTAACCCCAACTACGGTCCTATGCCGGAGTACCCTTCAAACGTCGGGGAGAGTTGCGAAAACCCGAAACCCTACAGGTTTTATGATGGAGCGACTTTTTGCACAGACGTCAATATAAACAGTAACTTGAACGTGTCCGGTATAACCACTACCTCCGGACTTGTGGTTAACGGCATAGAGTTTGTTCCAGTCTTGTTTCAGGGTTTCTACATACTAGCAGAAATAGGCGCAGACTTCGGTCCCTTTCCTCCAGTACCCCCACCAACTGTCTGACTATGGCTATTCGTCGCCCTTCAATAAATGCCATCGGCTGGTTGTATCAAGACTTCCCCTATTTCACCGATGGAGTGGAAGAAGCTCGGTACATTCAGGTGAAGTACGACGGTATGCCATATACTTCTATTTCTGAAACTTTTGACTACAGTGACCCTCCTTTTGTCGGCTTTGAACAAAAGGGAGGCGGTGTTGTTGCGCAACTTGACTACACTAAAGTAGGGCAAACAATAACTATAGACAGTTGGGATACAACGTGGAGAGATGAATGGCCGCTCAGACTAGCAGTTAACTATCTCAAGCAGTGTTTGTATCCAAGTAGCAAAGGTTTTGTTATCCGCGTAGATAAAACCGCATACGCATTCTGGGTGTCAGAACAATTCTTCCCTTCAACCAACGAACCCGACGACTATCTTTACGGTTAACAAAGCATGGCAACACCCAAAGTAAAAGAGGCGCTCATCACGACGCCAAACAGTGTCATTCTGTACTTCGACGGTCCCCTCGACGACAAGGTTGCCGTACCCGTGGAGTGCTTCACGGTAAACTACGGACAGTACGGGGTAACTACCGTTAACTACGCATCCGATACCATGCTGGTGTTGGAACTTGACACCTTCCTATCCCCTTGGGATGAAGCGTTTGTCTCGTACGAACCGCCACTGAACTTGCATCAGTGTTTACGCTCTCCTGTGCCTCCAAGCGCCAACGATGTAGTAAAGAAGCGCAACGCAGTGCGTGCGTTCTACCGTGTCCCTGTTCGCAACACTCTGACTCCCGACGAGAAGACCGATGGATCGCAGTCGCAGTCAAACCTCGGCGCCACAATTGGCGGTTACGGATTTCCTTACCAGAATCGCTCTGGTGTTCTTACTCCAGGTGAGTCTGATCCCCGTAGTGCTTCTCCTGATGACTTCATTGTTGCGTACGGACTCAAAGAAGCAATTCAACTCACAAACATTGATGATGCCGCCGCAACAACGGTCAATGTTGCCAAGTTGCGAATGGCAATTCAAGATGCCAACTCTCTCATTGACTCTTATATCGAGCAGTCGGGCAAAGCAGGACAAGTGCTCATCACTAGCAACCGACGACGTACGGCGTTAATTATTGCCCGTTACTATCTTGATACTGTTCGCCGCCGCGATGATGTTCGCGCCGACTTCGAGTCTTGCCTGAAGCAGATTCAAGCAGAGATGGCAATGTCTGCGATTCGTGCGGGCAACGGTGACTCTGCGATTGATACTCCTCGGGGCATCATGCGGTCGTGGAGAACTCCGCAACGCTATAACAGTGTGTCCGGAAAAGGTTTCTCAGGGTGGACTACAGATACCGCAGGCGACCAGGCACCTGACTACAGGATTGGCTGGGGAGCTGTTGGGCAGAACAACGACTTTCCAAACTGGATTACGTCAGCCAATTACGTTGAACTTGGCGGTACATTACAAATTACGCAGCCAAACGACGCAGGTGGGTGGTACATTGACGGTAGTAACACGAATTTTGGACCCTGAGGGTAAAACTCAGCTACAATAGCAGCCTATTAAATGGCCTATAGTTTTCCCCCTAATCCAACGGTGGGTCAGATATATACGTCTAATGGACGTACGTGGAAATGGAATGGCGTCCAATGGACGGCCGTGGCAGTCTCCTCTCCAACATCTGCTCCTGTCTACGTCAGCGTTTCACCTCCACCAAAACCTGTTCAAGGTTCGCTCTGGTACGATAGTAATAACTCAAATCTCAACATCTGGTACACAGACCTGAACGGAGGTCAGTGGGTATCGGTAGTGCCGTACCCCGAGGACAATATCGACCAAAATGGTGGAGTGTTCGAGGGTCCCATTTACGCTCAATACGAAATTCCAAACAACCCTGCTGCCTTTGTAACTTCGTCCTGGGTTCAGTCTGACTACATTTCGTATTTGGAGACACAAAACTACATGCGAGCCGGAAACGGTATAGTAATCGATTCAAATGGACAAATTGTTGCCGTCGACTCTGGAGTAATTGTGTAGCCATGAGCATCTCTCTTCAACAACTGCGCTCCACAGTTTCCGGAGTTGAACCGGTATCTCTTCAATCCGGACAAATTTGCTTTAACCTGGCCGACAAACTCATTTTTGTAGGCGATGGTTCAAACTTTATTACAAAGTTTGACGGGACCCAAACTCAGGGTATTCTTGGTGGTGGATGGTATTCCATGCCAATGAGCTTTGGCTCACTTGAAAGTTATTTCTTGTCCAACCCTGCCTACTACGGGGATAACCCAACCAACCAGCAAGTTTTAGTTTGGGACGCCGCCCTCGACCATCCGGCGTGGACTGATAGCATCCCCGGCTCTACTGTTTATTTAACAACCAACGAATCCGTTGATGCCGCACCGGGAATCACCACGAGCAATAAAATATCGGCAGCTATCGGTGTGCCGTCACCAAGCAATTCTGACGTAGTCATTGTCACTGGTCAACCGGGTCAGACCTACCAAGGTCTATACTTTTATGCCGGTGAATGGATCCTGGGGGCGCACTACGCTTATCCGACTGCAGGGCAAGTTCCCTATGACAACACAAGTCATCCGGATTTATCTCCCGATGTTCAAGGTGCTCTTGACGATCTGGCAGTAGGCGTTACTGACGCCGTGGCCGATGCCGCCGCCGCTTCTTCTGCAGCCTCAGCCGCCTTGCTTCTTGCCTCCGGAGCTCTGCCAAAATCTGGCGGGCAAATGACCGGAAATATCAGTTTCCGGGATAGCGGAGAAGGTTTAGTCTTTAGCGACTCCTCCTCCATCACTGGAATTAGCGACGCCATCGATGAAACTTCTTCGACAGTAGCTGCTTCTGCTACTGCTGTAAAAGAAGCGTATGACACGGCCGCTCAAGCACAAACTGATGCTGCTGCAGCTCTCTCCGTAGCGGCTTTGGCACTGCCACGCACCGGGGGAACAATGACCGGAGACATCGTATTTAACGATGGCCAACCTGTAGATGCTGGTACTTTTTAATTCTTTATTACCATGGCTGTAAACATTCTTCTCAAGCGTTCAGCAACCGCCAGCAAGCGCCCAGTAGCCGCGTCGATGGCCTTTGGCGAACTGAACCTCAACTACGATGCCGCCACCGGCGGCCTGTACTACGAAAATAGTGCTGGCGGTGTGGTCAAAGTAGGCCCCTGTCAGGTTTCTGCTACGGCTCCTAACTCCACCCCGGCTGGTTCATCTGGCAACTCTGCCGGTGAGTTCTGGTACGACACTTCAACCAGTTCCCTGAAAGTTTTCAATGGAACAGCGTGGGTAGCCGCCGCAGGCGCTTCTACCGGTGTTCAAGGCGTTACAGGATCCAGCCCTGTCACAGTCGACAATACAGATCCCCAAAACCCTGTCATTGGCATTGACGCCGCCACCACCAGCGCCGCAGGTGCTGTTCAACTGAACACGTCAACTAGCAGCACCTCTAACACAGAGGCCGCCACACCTTCCGCAGTCAAAACTGCCAATGACGCCGCTGTAGCTGCCCAGGGTACTGCTGACGCAGCACTCCCCAAGGCTGGCGGCACAATGACAGGTGACATCACCTTCAATGCCGGCCAAACTTTCCCCGGTGTTGTTACCAGCGTCTCCGCCACCGGTGGTTCTGCCATTAGTGTTGACAACACTGACCCGACCCAACCAGTTCTGAGCATTGCGGGGGCCTCCACCACGGCGCCTGGTGCGGTTCAGCTCAACGATACAACCTCTAGCACTTCGGTTACCGAAGCCCTGACCGCTAACCAAGGCAAAAACCTTCAAGACCAGATTGACGCTCTGACCCTAAGCAGCAATGTCACTCTTGCCGGTACGATTGACACTTCGACAGGCTTGGTTGATAATGTGACAACCGCCGGCACCGCCGCTGGGTTTGTTGCCGGTAGCGCTGTTCCCGCAGCTAGTCCCACAAACGCCGACTTCTTCCTCATCGTTGACGTCCCGGGTAGCACAGGTCCTGCCGGTACGCCTCCTTACCACGTCGGCGACTGGTTCTTGTCCAGCGGTACCGCTTGGCAGTTCCTGAACGTTGGTTTCCAGGCCCCTTACGCTACAACCGGCGAGGCAGGGATTGTTCAGCTGGCTACTGATGCTGAAGTCCAGGCTGGCTCTAACACCGACCACGCTGTGACTCCCTCTGGCCTGCAGAGCAAAATCTCCAATAGTGTTAGCACAGTTTCCAGCACTTCCATTGCTTCAAGCACCGCCGTCAAGGATGCTTACGACGCAGCTGTTGGTGCCCAGGCCACTGCCGACGACGCAATGCCGAAGGCTGGTGGTAATTTCACCGGAAACGTAACATTTGACCCTGGGACCACAACGATCGTGGATGCCGGCGCCACTCTTACAATGGATGGTCAGGCTTATTTCTCAGGCTCGACAAACTTTGAGGGAACTTCGAATACAACCTTCCTTCCTAGCTCGACGGTTGCGTTCCAAAATAGTTTCACGGTTGGCGAATCCCCTACATCGTACACACTGCCCGTTGCCGACGGTTCTGCCAACTACATTCTGTCTACTGACGGTTCTGGCACAGTTTCCTGGGTTGCAAATAGTGCTGACGGCGTTCAAGGTATTACAGGATCCTCACCGATTACAATTGACAACACCGACCCGGCCAACCCGATTGTTGAGATTGACGCCGCTTCAACTACTGCTGCAGGTGCAGTTCAACTGAATGATACTGTTTCAAGCACTTCTACAACTCAGGCTGCGACAGCTAATGCTGTCAAAACCGCCTACGATGCTGCTATCGCCGCAGCAACTGCTCTTGGTCCGCTAACATCAGACACCGTACTGTACGTTAACTGCACTGATGGCAACAATACCACTGCTGCTCGGGGCACTGACCGCCCCTTCGCCACAGTTGCGGCTGCAATCGCCGCCGCTTCTGAGGGTGACACCATCTTCCTGTCTGCCGGAACATTCACCGAGAACTTCACCATCAACAAGGGTGTTCACCTGTGTGGAACATTCAGTGATCAGGCAACTTGGAGTGGTACCAAGATTGTTGGCAATGTGGTTGTTAACCTTGTTGGTGCTGGCGTAATTCGCAACCTAGCTGTCTCAGACATCTACTTCATCAGCACAAACTCGACATCCCCGTTATCTATCACCGGGATGTCACCTGGCGCAGGGGGCATTAACACATTCACCGGCTGCGCATTCACTCAGCAGAACGTCACCGACACCGCACAGTTTGCTTTCCAAACCTCTGGAACTTGGACTCGTTCGGTGTATCTCCGCGACTGCACCATTGATGGTAACTTCAAGCATAACGCTGGTACCGCCGCTGGGGCAAGTGGATACATTGTGATTGACGCTCTGCAAGGCGTCGGCAACTCCAACATGTACCACTCCATCCTGACGGGAACTGTTGAGTACCGCAACCCATCCAACACACTGGCATCCATCTACCAAACTGGTGGCATCGTTCTGGTCAACAATGCCTCCGCCGGCATTACTGCCAACGCTGCCACGACCTCTGCGGTCTTTGGTGGTACAGGATTTAGTTACAAAGGGTCTGCTGCCGCTGTCGGTGGTGGAACCATCTACTTCCAAGGCGGGAGCAACCAAGGCACAGGAAAGGTTGACATCGGTGCAAACCTAATTTACGGTTGGACTAACCTGACGATGGACCCTGCTAACTTGACAGTCAGCGGTTCTGCTGTTGCTTATACTACCGCCGTTCCGTCTGCCGCTAACGCTCAGGCAATCACTCAGCAGCGCCCTCGCCTTGACTTGCTTAAAACCACTAGCTCAGTTACAGCAGCTAATCAACTTGGCACGGTTATCGACAGCGCGACAGGTGCGATTTACTCCGTTGCTGCCCTAGACGCTGGCACATTCTAAGTTTTAACAACTCGTTTTCAGGGGGGCTTCGGCCTCCCTCTTTTTGTAGGCGGGTAAAACTACCTGAAGCCATTTAATCCTTTAACACTTTTAGTCACATGGCCTTAAATTTTCTTCTGAAGCGATCGGGCACCGCGTCCAAGCGTCCTGTTGCCGCTTCAATGGCTCTCGGTGAGATTGACCTCAACTACGATGCCTCAACTGGTGGCGTATTCTACAAAGACTCTGCTGGGGCAGTAGTTAAGGTTGGCCCTGCACAAGTTAG